TGCCGTATGAAACTAAGGTAGCATCCAAAGGTATTGAATCGACCTGCTGCCAATTATCAAACACCACTCCTTGCAGGCTTCCTATCTGACCTAATCCGTAAACGTTCCACCAATTAGCCCAATAGGTAGATGTGGATGCCTTATCCCTTGCCTTTTCGATTTCCCTTATTATGCTCGGTTCAAGTGCCTCGTTGTCTTTATAAGTTAAGACTATCATTTCCGCATCCGCATCACTCAGCAGTTCGGTATCCACCCAAAACTCAGAAACAGGATTGTAATCTAAATAAATAAACTTCTTAGTCCTTATCGCTAGTTGATAGTAAGATTCCCAAGTGATGTTATTGCACTCGTTTATAAATAGTACATCCCTTCTTGCACCTCGTAACTTCGCAGGGTTATCCGCACTAAAGAACTCAATAAATGAACCATTACTAAACTTGTAAGTCATTGTAGACTTATTGTAACTAGAATCGTCAAGCATATTAATCAGGTCCATTATCTTCAAGAAGTCACGAAGCGCACCCCTCCGCAAATGAGGGATGGTTTCAGCTACTATGCTTATCTCTTGCTTTGGCTTTGATAGTGCATACTCTATTAAAAAGGGAATAATACTGAAAGTCTTGGATGCAGATGTACCGCCCCTAACTATCCTTATTCGCTTTCTAAGTTTGCGGATTTTAATTTGTGCTGTCGTTTTCTTCAACATCTAAATCTATCCCTCCGAATATTGGCTTTTCAATATTGATGTTTTTATTCTCAGTCTTGGTACTGGCGATTCTGTGGTATTCCTCTTCCGTTCCAATCAGTTTGTAGAGTGCCATTTGCGTTAAAGGGTTGTTTCCATTGTACCATTTATTGCGCAGTCCGTTCTTAACTTCAATCTTGTTTTTGTCCAATCCCTCTTTTATAGTGTTAAGTTCGTTAGAATCAATTTCAAAAAACTCATAAAAAGTTGGTTTTGATATTGGCAGTAAAGTTACTACATCCTCAATAAAGAAAAGTTTCTTCTTCTCTATTAGGTCAAGTGCTTGTTGGTATATTTTAATCCTGTCGTATGCCATTGCGTTTTATTATTAATGTTGGGTCTAATTTTTTCATTCTGTCTATTATTACTTGGCAGTATTTTGGGTCAAGTTCCATTCCGTAACATTTGCGTTTAAGTTGGTGTGATGCTACCATTGTACTTCCGCTTCCTAAAAAGCCGTCTGCAACTATTTCGTTTTCTTTTGAACTGTTTTGAATTAATGGTGCTAATAATAAAATTGGTTTCATTGTCGGGTGTTCTGCACTTCGGTGTGGTTTGTCGCAGTGTATTATTGTTGACTTGGTTTTATCGCTTAACATTTCAGTTAGCATTTTTTTCATTTCGTCTTTTGTTAGTTTTTTAATATCTAATTTGTCTTCTATAACAGTTGTATGCGTTCTTTCGTTTGTAAAATAATGCGCTGCTCCTTCCTTCCATCCGTATAAACAAGACTCGTGTTTATTTTGATAATCTTGTCGCCCAAGAACTATGTTATTTTTAACCCAAATTAAATTTTGTTTTAATAAAATACCCGCATCAATTAATGCTTTTCTAAAATTAATTCCTTCAGCTTCTGAAAACCAAACATAATAAGCACCACCTTTTTTTGTGTAACTTCCTAATGCTGTATAAAAATCGTATAAAAATTGATAAAACGAATTGTTATCCATTTTGTCATTTTCAATATCTGTTTGGTTTCTATTTCCTTTATCTGAATAATTAAGCATTTTATTTTTAGATGAATAATCTACGTTATAAGGTGGGTCTGTCATAACCATATCGCAAAGTTTCTCATTCATAACTTTTTGCCAAGTGTCAACTTGCGTACTATCTCCACAAAGTAAACGGTGTTCGCCTATTTCAAATAAATCGCCTAAAACAATATCGGTATTAATTTCGTTTGGTATTTCGTAATTGTCTTCTACTGGTTCTGCTTCAATTATATTTTCGTTTTCAAATGATGGAATATCTAAACCCCATTCAACTAATTGCTCGGTGTCCCAACTGTTAGCAAGCATATCCCAATCCCATTCACCTCCGCTCACGTTGTCTTTGATTATAAACTCCTTTTGCTGCTCGTCTGTGAGGTTTTCTGCTACAATAATAGGCACTTCTTTCAGTCCTGCTTCTTTGCACGCTTTAAAACGCATATTACCGCCTAATACGACCATATCAGCGTTAACTACTATTGGTCTAATGTCTAGCATCTCGGGAAAGTCTTTAATAGACTGAACCAACTTTGCAAACTTATCATCCTTAATTTGTCTAGGATTGTTTGGGTTTGACTTGACCTCTGAAATTTTTACTTTTCTGCTTTGCATAACTTTAAATATATTATTTGCTCGATATAATACTCTCGTAGTATTCCATTCTGTACTTACGCCATAACGCTTCATTGCTATTTTGCATCACGTCTTCTTTTAGTTGACTGCCTAAGTCTTTTCTTAACTCAGGATTCTCAATCAATCTACGCATTGCTTTGTACCAATCTTTTTTACTTGCAACTAAACAATTCTTGCCGTGTTTGCTCATCCATTGGTAAGATTCCACATCCGAAACGATTACTCCTAAACCAAATGCACCCATTTCAAGCATCTTTAATTCTGACTTTGCTCTATTGAACTCGTTGTATCTTAAAGGAATCAAACCAATGTCCATTAAATTATACGCTTGTGCATAGCTATACACATCTGCTGCATTTATCCTGCCGTAGTTATTATCGTCTAGGATGTAGTTACTAGTAAATATTTTTTCGTACTTATGCCAAATTGAATCTCCATCGTAAAAACCTGCAAGCATAAACTTGTAATCCTTGTAAGGGCTTTTGTTCAAAGATAGGATTTCGCCTTCGATTAGTTGCAAATCTTCTAGGTGGGTTACTGAACCACTCCAACCAATGTTTACCAACTCGGACTTCATTGCTGCTATCTCTGGGTTAGGTATGAACTGAGGTTGTTCAAAATCTATTGTGTTTGGAAATACCTCTACGTTTTTGTTAAACTGCGACACCACATATTTGAGATAAGGAGTTGTCACCATAATAGCATCTGCTTGGCTAAAGTTGTAAATCAATGCCTCTGCTCTGTGGTTTAGCTTCCACTCTTTTTTTAGAACGTGACTATCGCTTAATTGGTAATGGTCATCCGTATCTATTATAACGGGGATGCCTAATCGTTTTAGAATCTTCCATACGTTTTCTTCGTTGCCTATTCTTGATATGGACCTGCTTGCAATAATTAAATCGAACTGAGATAGCTGCGATTCAGGAACGTGGTCTATACTTGCCATTTGGCTGACCTCGTGTCCTTGCAAGTGCATCTTTGAATGAGGAACGATTAACCTATGGTATTCGCCACCCATTATTTTCTGTCCTGTGACTAGTAGTATTTTCATTTTATTGCATTTATTAAACCTTCAGTATTCCATAACTCGTAATATTCTCCGCCCGCAGGTATTACGTTAGGTGCATAGTAACATATCTCTAATGCTCGCTTACATTTCAAAGATTCAGCGATGGCAAAGTTCATTGATTGATTCCCGATAAATAGCTTCGAGTTGTTTATTATCCTAGCTAAGTCTAAGAAATTCTGAACTGCCAGATATTTGCAGTTAACTTTTTGACTGAATATAGAATACTCAGCACTTGAACCTGTAAAGTAAATAGTTTCTTTAAGGTCGTTTAAAATAGTGTAGTCAATGTTCGGGTTTTGATAGCGTTCAGTTCTATTTACCACTATGTAATCATTTGGCATAGTATCAATGTGCAATATCCGCTCTGAGTAATCCACGTTTGTTAACTCAGGAAAGGCTAAAGCATACCACCTTTTTATATCGTAGGCTGCTAGGTTCATACCTATGCTTCTGAACTTGTCTAGGTCGTAATCAAGTCTTTGGTTTCGGTAAGGTAACACATCGTAGATAAAGTCAAACTCCATTAGTAAAGGTCTGAGCATCTTATAAGCGTAATCGTTCAGCATCACATCTCCGTAAGCGTGTTTAAAGGTAGGATTGCCACCAACATTAGGTGCGTTAATGTTTATGTAAAGAATCGCCTCTTTGTCGTGTATCTCACAGGCTTTCTGAATAGCAGGCATAGAGTAGAGAATATCTCCGCTTGCTCCTGAGTGTTTAAATTTTAGATTCATATTCTTCAAAGGCATTAAAAACTTTGTGAATTAACTCGTTCTGGCAGTTACCGCAATGAATGTTTGCAGTTACATATCCAAACAAATCTTTATGTGCTTGCTGAAATGCTAATATCTCTAAACCGCTCCACTTCATTGCGTGATTTGTTTTAAATGTCAACCATCTTTCTTTAAATGGCTTTAGTCTTTCGTATTGTTCTTGATTCATACGTTTAGAGATTTAGAAATAAAAGCACTCATAACGCTACTAGCGCAGCCAATCATAAACGAATCAATAATTCCATTGCCTAAATACAAAGAGTAGCTTAAACCGCCCCAAAACGCCATACAGAATGAACATCCAAAGGGTTTAGCTAGTTGCTCCCCGAATAGTTTGCCGTAGACGTTAGTCAAAAAATCACTTGCACCAATCCCAAAGGATGCGCTAAGTGTTGTAAGAATCAGAAAAGTTTTTAAATCTGTCATGGTTTTCTAGTTTTAGTTTTTTAATTGTTTTTTGTATCGTGTATTGGACTGCTCCATATTTAATGCCAGTCATTACTGAAATCTTCCTGAACTCGCCAATGTCGATGTAAAGTTTTAAAAGTGTCTGGTCATACCAATCTAACGAATCAATCTTATCTTTTACTTCTTGAGTAAAGGTTTGAAACACATCCTCCCTATTTTCAAGTTCAGGGTCTAAGTCGCCTTCTAAACCAATTAACAAGTCTATGCTTTCGGTTTGGTCATTGTGCCTATACTTTCGGTAAAATGGAGAATGCTTTGAGTTCCAAGAGTTGTGTGCAATCTTTACGAATAAGAACTTTAAATACTTTTTTTCTTTAGCCTCGAGTATTTTCTCGTCAGGCATATCGAGCAGATTAATTATAACCTCGTGAAACAAGTCTTCAAATAAAGCAGGTGAGGCAATGTTCCTGCATACGTTTCGGTAAGCAGAGTCTTTGTAGATAGCCTCTATGATTTGTGCTTTATTCATTAGTAGTGTATTACAAAAGTATAAATAAATATTTAATATGTAACTTATTTTATTTTTTCAGCCTTATCCACATAAGCAGTAAACCCCATTCTGTTTAATTCTTCAATCCTAAATTTTTGTAATGGCTTTAGCGTGTCGGTGTATTCTTTGCATTCAATGAAAACACATTTACCATCCTTTAGACACATTAAGTCTGGGATGCCGTTCTTATTTGTTTTAATAAGATTAACCACATACCATCCATCTGCCTCCATTTTCTTTATTATCTTTGATTGGTGTTTTGATGCCATTTCTTAAAAGTTTGAAGTGTAAAGTCTTTCTTATTCATTACTGCTTTATAAATTTGCTGCTCTATTCCTTTATGAGAAAATATCCAATAGATATTACTTTTAACTCTATCCTTTGTGGTCATCCTATCTCTACTCTGCCAATAGCTAACTGCGCTAAAATCAATATTATAGTAAACAATCGCACTCGCTGCACTTAGGTTTATTCCTTCCCTGCCGCTAACTATCTGCAAGGCTATACTTTTATCGGTTGTATTGAACTCATGTATATTATCTGTTACATCAATATGCCGTTTGATTGCTTCAAGTTCAGCAATGAACTTATAAAATATGGCTATCTTTTGATTCTTAAACTTTTGTGCTATGAACTTAGACTTTGTTTCATCAAATACAAACCTACTACCATCTTCAAACTTTATTGTGCCGCTGTATAGTTGGTGTAGTTTCTGCATTTCTTTTACTGCCGTATCTGCAAGCACTACTCCCTTTTTACCCTCAACCACTTTATCCTTCTTTAACTTGGTAATTACATTGTAAGTACTTGGCTGCATTATAACCGTACACACCTGCTCGACTATTTCGCTAACAAAGCCTGCTTCGCCCTGTGTTTTAGTTAATATTATCGGTTCAATATAAGGTCTTATCTTATCGTAACTAACATCGCTGTAATCATTACAAGTTCCGTATGAAGTATATTTTAGTTTAGGCTTGCCAAATGATTCAAACCACCTATAAAAGTTCTTATAATCTTTGAATGGGCTGCAACTGCTCACCCATAGTTGATGGAATATTTGGGCATTGGATTCTGGCATGAGCGTTCCACTCATTAAAATAACATCGCATCCATTTAAGCAAACATTAGCCGCTTCTTTAATCTTTTTGTTTGGCTTTGGGAACGCTCCTAGTCCGTGAGATTCATCAAATATTACTAAGTCATACTCCGCTTTGTATTTACTTAGCTGCTCGTAATTAATAACCGTTAGCTTATTGCAATGTTCAGCCATTTTATAGTCTGATTCAATACTACTTATGGCTTTCTTTTTAGTGACAAACAAAGTATTTTGATAATGACTTGCAATAGCCAAAGCAATATGTGTTTTGCCTGTTCTAACCTCAAAGTTCAATATTAATATGCCATTGGCTTTTAATATCTCATTGCCGTTATTCACAGCCGTTTGTTGATAATCTCTTAATTCAAACATAATTAAAAAGGAACTTCGGTTTTAAACATTGGCTCAATAATATCTTTTGAAAGTTGAAACCATCTACCATCTACACTATTCCCTTCAATGTATTTCGCATCAGTAAATATGGCATAGAGTTCTAACCACTTCTTAAACTTCTTTTGGCTAAGAAACTTCTTAAAGTCTGGGAACTCATTTACAAAGTCTTCAAATATTTTACCCTTATAAAGCCTTTCGTTTAATTTAATGTTTCCTTCTTTAGTCCATTCAAAAAACTCGTGTGCCGTTTCAACAATAAACTTTCGTGTAAGTAGGTTTCCAAACTCATTATTAACTAAACCATTCTTTAAATAGTACTGTAAGCAGTTAACCATATAAGCATCAAACCTTGCCCATTCTTCATCAACCCAATCATCAAATAATAAATGACCGAAATGGTCTAAAGGTGTATTGTTTGAATTAAAGTAGCTGCTCATTTCAACCTCAAACTTCCTGCGCTCAAATGAACCACCTACACCGCCCACCGTGTAGTTAGTAGTAATTAATATTTTAGGACTTTTTTGGATTGGTAACTTAATTGCATCCTGCCCTTTGTACTCAATGGTTATCCCCTCAGTAATTAAACTAAATAGTGATTCAAAAGTAAAGTTCTTTTTAACGTCATCAAAAACTAAAACTTGACAATCTGTGCTAACTGTCTGATATGGGAAAGTTTTTGTAAACTCAAAGGATTTACCATCAATCATGCTAACCTTTTTCATCTTAGAGATGGCATTCCAAAAGACACCCTTGCCGCTTCCGCCATTAGGATTCTCGCTTATTGTTTCATCATTGAAAATAATAGCCTTGTTATTTGCTGAGGTCTTAAAGGTGTGCAATAGATAACCAATAACTGATTTAAAAGTATTGTATCTATCTCTATTCTTACCGCTAATTAACCAGATGAACTCTCTGAATATCTCCCT